ATACAAGCATGAATATAATTTTTGATATACCTGGAGGAATTGGTAAAGCAATAATGGCTACTGCTGTTGTAAAAGGACTTAAAAGTAAATATCCTAAAGATAATCTAATTTTAGTTTCAGGTCATCCTTCAGTATTTAAAAATAACCCTTCTGTTTATAAGTCTTATAATATAATTCAAAGAGATACTGTTAGAAAAAAATTCATAGAAAATAAAGAATGTAAAATTTTAGCTAAGGAACCATATAATGAACACAACCATGTTTTCCAAAAAGAACATTTAATAGAAACATGGTTTAAATTATTAGATTTAGAATATTGGGGACAACAGCCTGATATTTATTTAGATGACCAAGAAATACAAGATTATAAAAATTTATACAAATCAGATAAACCTATAATGGTCATTCATCCTCATGGGGGTGCAGTACCTGAAATACCTTATAATTGGGTAAGAGATATTCCAACAAAAATAACAAAAAGACTTATTGAAAAATATAAGGATACTCATACTATATATCATATAAAAAGCCCAAATCAACCTATATTTGAAAATGTAAAAGAAGAAATTGGCCCAATAAGAAAAGTAGCTATTTTATTAAGCATGGCAGATAAAATATATACTATTGATTCGTTTACTCAACATTTAGCAATGGCTTTAAGAAAACCATCCAATGTATTTTGGATAGGAACTAATCCAAATGTATTTGGATATGAATTACATAATAATATAATAGCAAACCCTCCAGAATTTAACACTAATAGTGGTTTATATTATGGAAGAAATTTAACAGAACCAATAAATAACTTGCCTTATCCAAATGAGGATTGTATATTTAATATCGAAAAAATAATATAACTATGTTTCAATCATATGCTTTTGATCAACAAGAAGTTGATTTACAAAATTATTACTATCTTCTTAATGGATTTAGTAAAGAAGAATTAGAAAAAATTGAAGAAGATGTTGCAAATTTACCCTTTCAACAAGCTAGTACGGTTTCGGGGAATGATAAAAAAGTAAGATCATCTAAAGTAAAATGGGTACCTCAAAATACTGAATGGTACTGGTTATATGACAAATTGTCTGAATATGCTATTGAAGCTAACTTTGCTTTATGGAATTTTGATTTAAGTTTAATCCCAGAACAAATACAATATACTGAATATTATGCTTCTGAACAAGGACATTATGATTGGCATGCTGATATTGGTCCAGGGATGTTATCTAAAAGAAAAGTATCAATTACAGTTCAATTATCCGAACCAGATGAATATGAAGGTGGTGATTTAGAATTATTTAGAGGTGGAAGTATGGATGGTCCTTTTGTAAAAGCTGAAAGACGAGCAGGTTGTGTGTTTATTTTCCCCTCATTTATGATGCATAGAGTAGCCCCAGTTACAAAAGGTGTAAGAAAATCTTTTGTAATTTGGTTAGGTGGCCAACATTATAGATAACATATGCTAAACAACTTATCTAAATTTGTAATTAATAATGGAGGAAGTATTACACCATTATTACTATCTGAAGAACAGGGTAGAGGTATGGGTCTTTGTAATGTTTCTATTTATTTAGATGACAACGGTGATATACTTGCTAATATTAGAAATGTACATTATATTTTATACCATAATGAATTTGAACAAAATTTCCATTGTAAATGGGGTACACTATCTTATTTAAATCCTGAAGATGATATTAAATTAAGAACCAAAAATTATTTTTGTAAACTAGATCCTAATACTTTAGAAGTAACATCCTCAACTGAAATTGATACTTCAAAACACGATATTAAACCTATTTGGAGTTTTATTGGTTTAGAAGATGTTAGATTAGTACGATGGGAGGGACAATTGTATTATTGTGGTGTAAGAAGAGATGTGAAAAGTAATGGTGAAGGTCGAATGGAATTATGTAAGTTAGATATAACACCAGATGGAGTTTATGAAACAACTAGAGAAAGAGTTGAAGTAAATCCACATACATATTTAGAAAAAAATTGGATGCCCATTTTAGATATGCCCTTTCATTATGTAAGGTGGTGTAATCCTTTAGAAATTATAAAAATAAACCCTGAAAATAAAGCAAAACAAAAAGTACAAGAAGGTAAAATAGATATTATTTCTAGTGAAGTAGTATTTAAAAGTAAACAAAAATTAAATTTACCTTTAGGGATAAGAGGAGGTTCACAAGTAATACCTTTTGGAGATGATGGAGATAGAATATGTGTTACACATGATACTCATTTTTATCATCACCAAAATTTAAAAAAAGATGCGCATTATTACCATAGATTTATTATATGGGATAAAAATTGGAAAGTTAAACGTATATCAGAACAATTTAAGTTTATGGATACTATGATTGAATTTTCTTGTGGTTTAATTATAAAAGATAATAACTTAATTATAACTTATGGTTATCAAGACAATGCTGCCTATGCACTAAAAATGCCTTTAAATTTATTAGATGAATTAAAATGGGATATTGATGAGTAATTTACAAACACATTTACATAATTATATTAACGAGCCTCTTAATCCTCATTTTAATGCAGAATTAGGAGAAACATATGAACAATTAGGACAAGGAGCTGCTGCGTTATCTTATTTTTTAAGAGCTGCTGAATTATTAATTAATGTAGATATAGAATTATCTTATAATTGTCTCTTAAAAACATGGAAACAAGTAAATACAATTGGAAGAAGAAAACAATGGGAAAAAGCACAATTAGAATTAGCTATTACACACTTATCTACTAGACCAGAAGCGTATTATTTTTTAAGTAAATATTATTCTGAAATATCTGAACATCGTGAAGCTTATTTATATGCTAGTTTAGGTTTAAAATATATAAATTTATCACCTCTAAAATACGATATTGGATATCCTGGTGATTATATGTTGTATTTTTTAAAAGCTTACCATGGATGGTATTTATCTAAACGAGAAGAATCAAAATTTATATGGAAAAAATTAGGTGAAATGCCTAATATTCCAAAAAAACATAAAGATATTATTAAAAATAATAATAAAAACTTTAATAATTTGCTATCTCCCCCATCTCCTTTAAATTTTATTATGAAAACCACAAATAAAAGCGATTTTAATAATTTGCTATCTCCCCCATCTCCTTTAAATTTTATTATGAAAACCACAAATAAAAGCGAAATGAAAGAATATTATATTAATAATTAAATTAATATGTATTATCATGTTGCAATAATGTTTAATTAAAGCAAATAATTATGAGTTGGATCTATAATAGTGAAACGATTAATGACATAACAGAATTCCCCCCAAATACTTACGGATTTGTATATCAGGTAAAACACATACCTTCAAACAAAATTTATATAGGCAAAAAAGTATTATTTTTTACTAGAAAAGTAAAACTAGGAAAAAAAGAATTAGAAGCTTTGGGTACAGTAATAGGACGTAAACCATCTTATAAATTAGCTGTTAAGGAATCAGATTGGAAAACATATTACGGCTCACAAAAAGAAATTAAAACATTACTTAAAGAAAGTAAAACTTCAGATTGGGAACGAAGCATTATTAAATGTGTCCCCAGCAAAAAATTACTAACCTATTTTGAAGTAAAATACCAGATGTTATACCAAGTGTTAGAAAAACCAGATGAATTTTTTAATGACAATATATTAGGCAAATTTTATACTAAAGATTTTGCAGATATTAAAGAATTTGAAGATCCAGTGGAAATTAAAAAACACTAACGTATATTACATCGTTATGGTGAATCAGTTATTAGTTACATTAGTAAATTCAGTACTTGGTACGGGCAAACAAACTGCACGTGGTAATATGGCTTACCAATGTCCTAGCTGTAAACATCATAAACCAAAATTAGAAGTTAATTTTACTGAAAGTAAAGATGGACATAACCCTTGGCATTGTTGGGTTTGTGGTAAAAAAGGTAAATCTATTAGTTTATTATTAAGAATAGCAGGTGCTAGTCAAGATAAAATTAATGAAGCTAAATCATTATCTAAAAATGTAGATAGTAATTATATACCTAAAGCACAAACTAGTATATCGTTACCTGATGGGTTTATTAGCCTAAATGACGTTGATAACAGCGATATCATGGCTAGACACGCTACTGCGTACTTAAAAAAGAGAAATGTAAGTAAACACGATATATTAAAATATAATATAGGATATTGCAAACAAGGTTTATATAAAAATATGGTTATACTTCCAACTTATGATAAAGATGGGGCCTTAAATTATTATACTGCTCGTTCATTTGAAAAAGAACCATATGTTAAATATAGAAACCCTCAAGTAAGTAGAGACATTATTCCAAATGAACATTTAATTAATTGGAATGTTCCAATAGTATTATGTGAGGGACCATTTGATGCTATTGCTATTAAAAGAAATGCAATTCCTTTATTAGGAAAAAATATACAAAAAAATTTAATGAAGAAAATTGTTACTTCATTAGTTGATAAAATTTATATTGCTCTGGATAAGGATGCAATTAAACAAGCTTTACGTTTTTGTGAAAATTTAATGGCACAAGGTAAAGAAGTCTATCTTATAGATATGCAAGATAAGGACCCGAGTGAAATGGGTTTTGAAAATTTCACAAGACTTATACAAAAAACAGTTCCACTAACTTATTCTTCATTATTGGAACGAAAACTATTTATATGATAAAAAAATCATACAAAAGAATACTCGAAATTTCGGATGATTATCAACAAGTTACAATGCCTGATTCAAGGTATTATAGGCGAAATGGTAAATATTATCCTTCAGTAACCCATGTTTTAAGCTCTTACCCAAAAGGTAAATATTTTGAAGACTGGCTTAAAAAAGTAGGTTATAGTGCTGAATGGATTGTTAAAAAAGCAGCTGAAGAAGGAACATTAGTACATGAAATGATTGAAGACTGGTTAAACGGTAAAGAGATTACATTTTTATATAAAGATGGTAACCCTAAAATGCCTATTCATGTATGGCAAATGTTTTTACGTTTTGTAGATTTCTGGGAAACTTATAACCCAACATTAATAGAAGCAGAAGTACATCTATTTTCAGATAAAATACAAGTAGCAGGTACCTGTGATTTAGTATGTGAAATTGAAATAGATGGTAAAATAGAACGTTGGATTATAGATTTTAAAACATCTAATCATTTACAAACCACTTATGACTTACAAGGGGCAATCTATGCTCAATGTTATGAAGAATGTTATGGAAAAGATATTGATAGAGTAGCAGTACTATGGTTAAAATCTAAATCTCGTGGACCAGATAAAAATGGTAAAAAAATAAAAGGTAAAAATTGGGAGATATATGAATCACCTCGCACACAGGAACAAAACATAGAAATATTCAATCATGTTAAAGCTTTATTTGACCTTGAAAACCCTAAACCAACACCTTATACATCAACATTCCAGACAACATCTAAGAGAAATATATAAAAATTTTTTAAA